GACAGTAAAGCAGTTCGACTCGGTTAATTATTACGAGACTAACTCCGATCTAGACCCTATTGAGAAATGGATAGAGAAGTTTAAGCTACTGGGAATACCGGAGGAGGCTTTTGACGATATGACCCCCGCCGAGTTTCAGCAGTTGCATTGGGATTGGAATGCAGGATTTAATACCGATATAGAAAAGATAACAGAGATAGAAGTAGATGGATACATCTACAAGTCTAAAGAGACGCTAGGAGTTAAAGACATCTCACTAATCGAGAAAGTATGGAAGCATAACGTTAAAAACTTCGCATCCGAAACTATGGCTATTCTGTTTAAGCGTGATGACCTTACCCGGACAGAACACTATGACAAGGCACATCTAAAACATAAGCGAGAGTTATTCGAGTCTCAACCTTGTAAAGTGATTATACCTTACATCAATACCATATTAGAAGTTATTACTGAATCTGCGGAGAATGTTACCAAAGAGTTGGAATAATATAACTGTAAGACAGTACCAGGAGTTACGGCAGTTGGGGAAAACCCCTGCCGACTCCGTTACTGAACGATACATAGAAACGATACTAACACTAACCGATCTACCACTTGACGAAGTAGAGGAATACAATATGAGAAAGCTACTCTCTATAGTCAACCAATTAAAGTTTGTTAGAACTGAGCCATCACATAAATACGCTAAGAAACTAGGTAACTACCGACTACTCCCTTTTAATAAGATTACTTGGGGAGCGTTTATAGATTTGGAGTTCTACATCTCAAAGGACTACATAGAATACTTAGATGTTATTGTAGCTATCCTACTTAGACAAACAAAGCAGAATGATTGGAACATACTCAAATATGAGCCTTATGAGTATAACCCAAAGGATAGGGGAGGAGAACTGCTGAATGCTCCAATTACTTCTATCTACGGAATTGTCCACGAGTATCTAAATTATCGTAACGATTTAATCAATAACAAATATAGTGAACTATTCTCAGTAGGAGACGATGAGGACGAGGACTTAGACGGCAAAGACTTAGCAGAATATAACAAGCGTAAGAACGAGGAAAAGGTATTTAATAAATGGGCATACGAGTCTATTACTTATGATCTAGCAGATGGCAACCTTACAGAGATGGATAACATCTTAGACAAGTCACTTATCTATGTTCTTAATATCCTAAGTATGAAAACTGAGACGAAGCGTTAAGCCTCATCCCATTGAATGGCTACCGCCTTATTACTTCTAAAAACATCGTTCCACTCATCGCTAGGGTCTCCAAATAGATTATACTCTATAATCATTTTAGGAGTTACTTGTAGGTTGGCTAAGTCTAAGATATTGAACTTAGGATTGTTCGTTACAAAGTCCATATAAGCTTGTACTACTTCCTCTAAGAACTTTTTACCCTGATTAGTCCTAAACGCTTTCTCTGTTATGTTATGTGGTCGTAGGTTAATGTTACGTCCTCGCCCTGCTCCAATCGCTCCTAAGTCTTGGAACATATAATAGTAGATAGCGTTTATAGTTATAATCATTTCGTTGTTATCTCCTTCAACCGCAGAAATACGTATTGAGTCTTTCATAGTGTAGGAGTCTACAAGTTCCTCTCTTTGGATTACTTGCATTATCGCTCTCTGTAGTCTTCGTCTCGTTGGATATTTTACCTTAAACTTTGCCATTATAAATAACTATTATCTACTCTTAATATTTCTAAATCTACACTAACTGAGCCTGAGCCACTATCTACCGCTACTAAGAATCCGTACTCGGTTCCCTCTGTTAGTTTATCGTGTACTCCGTGAGGAATCGTTACAAGTCCTTCCGTACCTTTATACAATGCTCTCAGATTCATTGATCCATAAGGAGCAGTTACATCTGTATAGTCATTCCTAACAAAGAAAAACGTGTCCGTAGGTTTGTTCGATTCTATACTTATTACGTCTCCGATTATAAAGTCAGTATATCCTACCGGTACTACATTGACTCCTATCTTACTCTCTCCATATCCAATACCGTAAGATCCATCAAAAACTATCTTAGCATAAATGTCTCTTCCCGATGCTTGGTCTACTACTATAATGTTTCCTTTATGAGATGAGTTTATAGAGGTTGCATAAGTACCGCTAGTAGCAACGTAGAAGTTAGTTACCCTAGCAAATGAGTTGGATAAGTTTACGTTAGTCGTTCCGTTCATAGTTACAGTCTCAACTATTGAACTACCCGATATATCGTATCCCTCAACTACTACCGTCCTTGCTCCCGTTCCTCCGCTTGTGTCGTTTGCATTGTCAGAATTAACCATTAAGGCAACGTCAGACGTAGGAGTCTGCCAAGTACCCGAACTAGTCAAAGGAACTAGTAAAGTACCTACTGAAGTATTTACTCCCGTTACGTGGAATGATTCGTGACCAGGAACTAATCCTTTAGCCACTTCTATTAAAAAATCTCTATTTGAAATATAACTCATATTATTAACCAAATACTGCCGTTAGAAACTAAGGTAACACTCTCCCAAGTTGTCAAAGTGATACCGCTCATATTGTCTATGCTACCCGTTGCCTTTGTTATTCCGCTTGAGGTATTCTTTAAAGTTATTACATAATCCTCATAATTCGATGCACTAGGCAAGGCTATTGTTATATTAGGACTATTTAGGATAAACATATCGTATAGGTCAACCTCTGCGTTATAATTCCTTGTTAATGTGATTATGTTCTTTTTATCTGTCTCAGATGGCTCTGACAACTTTTGACCGTTTACCCATACACCACTATCAGTAATTACTCCGTTGTCTCCTATTACTATTGCTGAGATGTTAGGGTCTACTGTGTTACCTTTCCCTAAGATCATCGACTTACCTGATATGTCATTATTTACAGTATCATAGTAGTCGTTGTTTATGGTCGTAGTGATTCCTCCTATATTAACCTCTCCGATAAATGGCTTAGTAATAAAGCTAGGCAATGCTATCTCCTCGTCAACGCTTATTAACTCTACCTTAGTTAGTTGGTCTTTGTTAGGGTTATAGTCTATGACCTTATTTATGTTCCAGTAGGAGTTGTCTATTCGTATCTTGTCGGATAGCTTTAGCTTCTGTATGTCGTTCTCCCGTAAATCAAAATAAGCGACTAGCATCTTACCGCTATTGACTTGACCTATAGTCCTCCTCCAATACTTGTTAAATAGGTTGTTATTAGTAAGAGCGAAAATAGGATTATAGAAGTAGTAGTCACAAGGTGCAAAGTTAATATCAAAGGTAGGGTTGAAATGGTCATCAAAATGACTGACAAGAGGGTAATCAGTAGAACTACTCGTTACTGTTCCGTAGTCAGTTATAGTGAATCCATTACTCGCCTTAGTTCCGTTATGTTGTAATATCCGGATGTTAGTCTTAGGACTTGCTGCGTTAATATAAGGTACTACTGCTCCAAAAGAGTTCCATACCATCGGAGTAGGCGAGAAAATCAATTCCTTTTTATCTACTCCCTTTACATATTCGTTATCATAAGTAAACTCTACTTGTCCGTAAATCTCGTTAGTAGCATCCTCGTAAACCTCGTTTATAGTATCCTTATCCTGCTTGTAAGTCATCAATAACTTCTTAGCAGATAGATCAGGTAGGAACTTCAACTCTTGCTTTCTATCTTTGGCTAGTTTATACGTCCAATCTTTAACCTCCCCTGCATCGTAGTAGTCATCCCTATGCTTATAGATTAACTTATTAGGATTATCCTTATCAGGCTCAACGATTAAGTTGTACATCATACAAATAGACTTCACAAAATCCTTCTGCTTTATCTTACGAGGAACGTAGTTATTAACGTCTACTGTCTGACCGAAACCTAGATTAGTGACTCCTAAGTTAGTCAGCATATCAATAGAGTTGACTTTAAGCTGAGAAGTAATCGTAACCGGATTACCTCCTATGTCTTGCCATTCCATATTGATAGGAGTAACTACTCCGAATGCTACCTCTGAAACATCTAACGAGATCGTAATATCGTCTGTAGGTTGTACGTTGGTTATGGATACGTCAAAGGTCTCTACTAAGTTAATTACGTTGTTCGTTCCGTTCGGTAGTGGGTTGTCAGTAGTTAGCCATTGTGCTCCGTCTATCGTATAGGTCTGAGATAAACCAATCCCTGCTGAGTTGTTTACTCGTAACAATATTTGGTACTTTATACCTTGAACTACTCCCGTACCGGTTAAGTCTTGTAGATATGCGTCTGCTCCCGTGTTATTGTATAGTTGGAAGTCTATGTCTACATCGAAATGAAAGTTGATAGTATTACCTCCTGCTATGTAGAACGGAGAATTATAAATCCCCGTAGTAGGGTTGAATAAGGATTGATTATCTTGGTTTTCCGTCCAAGTCGTTATATCGTTACCATAGGACGCAGGATATACGTAAAAGTTATTTTTCTCAGCATCTACCAAGTAATCACTATAGTCTAACTCAGGACTATCTCCGTTGAAAGGAATGACCAATTTATCGAAGTTCGCATCTGATAAAGTAGACCACTCATAACTAAAACCATTAGTAGCGTGTATCCTATCCCAATAAGTCTTAGCGTAGATGGCAGGTTTAAAGTCTGTCAGTAATGGCTCATCGTCAGGAGTAAACAACAGAGGATACATATAACCATCTGTATAGTCATTCGTAAAGGACGCTATAACATTAGTAGAGTTGTAAGTATGGTTTAAGTCGCTATAGTCTATGTCTGTTAGTTCGTTCTTATCTAAGGACGTAAAGAAGTCCGCTTGTGCATCTTTAACGACTACCGTATACTCTACCCCTTCATCGTGTCCGTTAGCGTCTTGTATCTTATCGACTGATACAAGTTGTAAGTAGGCATCCTCTAGTATCGGTAGTCCGTTCTGAATAACCGAACAAGTAGTAAGAGCGTTAATATCGAATGTGCCCTCTTGGATATTTACATCGTAGTAATGGTTTAATAGTTGGTTGTTTATGTCAGTTCCTACTAGCTTTATTGATTTCGAGAATGTACCCGACCTGGCAGATAGGTCTCTAACCTCTGCAACTCCAAAGTTAAGCGGAAAGTCCGTTCCTTCCTTAACCTCTAAATAACCGCTTTCTAGTTGTATTCTAACCATTTATTAAGGTTGTTTATTATTGATGTTTATTAGAGATGTTTATTAAGGTTCAAATTATCCATTCACTCTATCTTGTACGCTCAAATATACTTTGATTGTTTTTCGTATTAGGTTACGATTCTTCTGTCTCTCTTTTTCGTATCCGGTATCCTCAACGATACACGAGTAATATTCGTCGTTTATCTTAATCCAAGTATTCGGAGAACTAACCAACTCAGTAAAGTAAGTAGCCATAGCCTCAGTCATCCAATTAGTATTTAACTCGTAAACCTCTTTGATGCGTGGATAGATTACTTTGCTACCTTGAGCCATTGTGTCATATCCCCACTCTTGGCTAGTTACTGCTCCCTCTATATTTTGATTGTAAACGTCTTTTGTTACTGTTCCCATTAGCTTGTCTCTTAACTGAAAAGCAAATGAGCCAATAGAGCCTAACCTATCTAAGAACGCTATCTCATACTCGTTAATCTTACAACGTCTATCTAATCGTATTGTATAGGTAACTGAATGAGTAGTGATCGTAGCGTCTACATATTTAACCGTATAATACTCGGTATCCGATTTAACTAATGGAGCAGTACCTGATACTAATGTTAACCCGGTTAAGTCTCCTGCTATTCGATGCTGACTAAGTAGGTCTGTATCTGTTACCGCTCTGCTAAATACGTCTCCGTTATCATTCTCAAAGTATAGTAGTCCGGTACTTGACCCGTCAATCATTAAGTTAGCATAGACATCTTGTTTAGGTGTAACGGTAAAGTCTATAGGTAGAGTCGTAACGAATCCTGCTTTATTGTCATCTAGGATATATCTACCCTCAAAGTAACTTATGAAGTTAGCGAAAGACTCAGCACCATTAAATACGTATAAACCCGTCTCTGTTACGATGTCTCTTGTAACTGTCTTACGATTGTCTGAGAACTTAACCGTGCCGTCCTCATTAGCATTACCTACACCTGACCAAAGTGAGTTAACAGTAAAGTCATTAGTATTAGCCTCCAAGACTGTAAATAGACCTTCTAATAATGGATTGTTTACTCCTCCATCGTCTTGGGTTATTACTACCTGGTCTCCTACTGAGAAAGGCTGAGAAGTTAGATTGATTTGAACGTATGAGCCATTCTGAGTTAACGCAGATGTATAGTCATAAGAGGCAACGTATTCCTCCCCGATATGTACTGCATACTCGTAATAGGAGTTAGTAGGGTCTTGGTCTGTTACGGATGGGTCAAAGTCTTTAGATACATAAGATTGGAGCAACCGAGATAGGTCAACCTCTCCATAACCGCTTATGTCCGGAAGTACCCTATACTCTGCTATCTTAGTAGCCGAAGCGTCATAAATGTCAAATATGTACTTGAATCCGTCCTCGTTGTTATTGGTTGAGTCGTAGATGTATTTAATCTCGTTGTAAGCAGGTGTTATGCTTTGAGGTTTTGCTATGAGTGAAGTTGCCATAATTTACTATCTAAACTATTTGGATAACATTGGCTTTTTATTTAAAAGGATATGTAACTATTATCTTGGTAGTACTCTGATTTGATATACTGAACTGCGTATCTGATTGCATCCATAGCGTCATCGTGTAGCTTTATAGGCTCGTCTGTGATCGTATCCTTTACCTTTTTCCATTTGTAGTTATCGTACTCCTTGACTAGATTCTCGTCATCTTGACAATATACCTTGAACGTCTTTACGTTATTGATTCCGTTCTTTACTTCCTTAGATGCGTTGAGAATGTTCCATCCTGCTATCTCTATCTCTTTGATTATCTCAGGTCTTGCATAGTCTGCTAGTATCTCTACGCTTTTACTTACGTTGTTCTGCTCCATTAGGTTGATTAGATCAGGAGTAGTAAGGTATGATTGATAGACTACCGGCTCAATAAATATATCGTTCTCGTGCCAATATACCCTCATCAATGCGCTCGGATGGTTGTACCCAAAATCTAAACCATAGACATACTGTTCAAATCTTAACGGCTTTCTCTTAACGAATTCCCAATTGTCATAGATGTTTTGCTTAGAGACCGCTTTCTCTCCTAATGCGTATATTTGGTAGAGAGCGTCATCCGTTCGCTTGAGGTCTTCTATTTGGTTAATTATGGACTGAGGTAGGAACGGGTTATCCTTGTACGTAGACTTGAGGGTTATAGTGTCCTCTTCGGGTAGATCATAAATCCAACTACTATTTTCTGATGGGTTAAAGTCTACAAAGAACTTGCCCTCACATCTCATATTGAGTTGCATAAACTCCTCGTGTAGTAGTTCGTTAGCCTCGTTTGCCCATACTATACTATGCTTTCTACCTCTCAGCTTCTGCTCGTCATCCGTTGAGAAAAACGCTACTTGTGAGCCATTAGGAAAAGTGTAAGTGTTGTTAGTCTTATTGTGTGCATCCTTGCGGTAGTATCCCATATCTTGAAGTATCTCAAAGAAGTCTACCATTACAGTATTACGAAGTGCTGGGAGCGTCTTTCTGACTATACTTATCCGTTGACCATCTGACTGTAAACAATGGAGTATAAATAACTGACAAAGGGAATAAGTCTTACTAGACCTACTCCCTCCCTGATTAACGATGAATCTCTTAGTGCCATTGAGAGCATCGTTGTTGCGTCTAAATACATCAGTCGCTTGTATCTTCATTTCTCTTAGTTACTATCTCAACCTCAATCTTACCTCCTATATTATCTCCGTTGGTCGTTACGTCTGTCTTCTCAGTTAGTCCGTTTAAGCGTTGAGTTATGCTAGGGTTGTATTGTCCTACCATACCGCCTTCTATTTGGTCTCTCCTAATTGCGTTCTTTATACGTGAACAGATACCGCAATATTCATTATAAGCGTCATTCGTATTTCTAAAATAATGGTCTACTGTAAGGCCGTTTTGGAAGCCGTATTCTTTAAATCCCTCGTATGTGAGAGGAGGTGTGTGCATCTCTGTTATAACTCCTCTTGGAGTAGCCTTTTCTATTGCTCTAGGTTTAAGACTTTCTTTATATCCTTCAAATAGTTCCCACATCTTCTCCGGAGTCTCTATGTATTTATGCTTTGCCATTATAGTAGTTTTTTAGCTTCTTTTATGTTTAGTAGGGTTACTATCTTTTCTACTTTTCTATTGTCTTTAAATTCAGTAGTTTTTTTATATTTCCCTTTAACCCATTTTGGCTTTAAATTGTTTATGTTGAATGAATATATTCCTTGTGGAGTTTGGTTAATGTAGTATATTTTTGCTTTATCCTTATGCACTATTAACTTATCGTATTTGTGTTTCTCCATTATCAACTCATCAAAGTGTATAGGTCTGCATTTTAATTCTATGATTGCTTTGTGCTTTTTAGAGTAGCAATCGTAGCCACAATATTGATCTGTTGACCTTTCTAATTCAGGTACAATATTTTTAAGTATACGATATAACTTATACTCATTCACTATCTATCTGCTTTAGTTTTCTTTGTGCCCATTCTATGCCTTCATCACCTCCCCAGGCTAACCACATTAACCTACCACAACCGTCTCCAAGTTCTTTATTTGAGTTTTTTCTATGTCTTTCGAATCCTGCCATTCTTGCTATGGTATCTCTAGAGATAGGCTCTCCTTTTGCTAGTTGGTTTGCTCTTTGCTTTCCTACCGGAGTACCACAAGAGCCCCATCCGTTATCCTCTGCCCATCTTAAAGCTATCTTAGCGTTTTCTGTAGCTGACTTAGGATAGTCATCATAAGAGTCAGCGAAGTCTTGTCTGTATTGAGTAGAGCATACTGCGAGTCTTTGGTTGAGATCGTATTCTCTTTTCATTGTTGGGTCGCTCATACATCTCTGCATAAAGTCTCTTTCGCTTTCGTTTGGTTTTGGTTTAGGTATTGGCATCGTTATTTATGGGTTTTTATTTATAGGTAGTTATTTAAGGTAAACGTTTTTTACTCTCCTCTGTAGGGTGTAGTTATCATCCAAGCTACATCGTGGTAAAATAGTGTTAATACTCTATCCTTTTCTGAGTCGATAAAGAGACTTCTGCCGTTTTGCTCGTCATCCGTGAAGGAATCGAATATAAACGTTTTAAGAGTTCCCGTTGTCTTGCTCATCCATAGAATCTTGAATAGTTCCTCCTGCATCCTTTTTAGATTTTGTTACCCATTCCTCCTTTAAGTACCCGGCTGCATAGTATTGCTTTACTTCAGATGCTTTTAACTCTCCTAACTCCTTTCTTACGTTACCAATTATTGGTAGTGTTACCGTTAGGACATAGTGCTTAAATTCATTTTTAATCTTCATAATTCTCTATGTAATGTTCTTTAAATTTGTTTAATATTCGTACCCGGTAAAGGTAGATAGTACTCTCAGGAATGTTAAAATGTTCGCTTAACTCTCTAACCTTTGTGAGTCCATCGTCAACCATTACCCTCCATACTATTTGGTCAACTCGGTCTAATTTTTTTACAAAGCCATCTATAAACATATCCCAGTTAAGGTTGCTATCTTCTGAGGAGTCATCTAAATAGTCTACTATCTCCATTGATCGTAGTATCTCTCGTCTATTGGTGTTTGAGTTAGGGTACTTTAGTTCGATGTTTATGTAGTGAACTATGAACGCAGGAATGTTATTAGCGTTTTTAGGGTTGTTCTCTACGACATAAAGGTAAGCCTCTGCTATTAATGAATGAGGGCATACTGTAGACTTAAAATAGTTTAGTTTCCTTTTAACTATCTCTAGTAGTTCCTCGTAGTTCTCGGAGACGTATTTATCAATTTGTGCTTTCAAACCATTCTAGCATTTTCTTTGCTAGTATCGAACGTCTAACAGTCGAACACATACAGTCCTTTATGTTGTCTTCGCTCTCTGCGTTGTAAATTTTCTGAGCATCTTTAGCGGTACGCTTAGTAACGTATCCGCTCTCGAACTCTACTCGCAATTCCTTAAATACTACTTCTCTATCCATCGTGATAATAATAGTGAAGCCAACGAAGCCAAACAAGCTAATACGAAGTCCTGAGACCATATTAAAGCAGTCCAAAAGGTCATACATTGCCAACAAGTAAACGGGTCAAATACAAACCTCGTAAAACTATTCTTCGGTAACTTCTCTTGGATTGCATTTAGAACGAAGTGTAAAGGCTCAAATTCGGTAATAAACCAACCTACCGAAACAAAAATAATAACTAACTCGTAATTCATAATGATTAATTTTTAGCCAATATAATGATTATTTTTTAATCGTGAATATCTCATCCGCTAACTCGTTCTGTCGTTGGCAGTCTTTATTGAATCGGTCATAGATAGTTGAGCCGGTATTTATCTGAGGTATTATCCACATTCCATAATGACCTATGTGCATTATTTTTTTTCCTTGTTTCGCAGCTTCAAGGCTGAATACTAAGTCTGACATACATTTATCTTCTGCTTTGTATATGTCTTTAGGGTTGAAATAATCCGTTCTAAAAGCAGTTACTCCGGTACCGCATACGTCTAACTCTTTAGTCTCAATATAGGACTTATCACATCTGAATGCTGAGTGATCGTGATAGTAGTCTAAGCCCTTTCCTCTTAATCGTCTGCCGTGATAGGTTATTATGCAGTTATGCTTATCTATCTCTTTTATAGTTTTCTCTATGTAGTCATCGGGATAGAGTATATCGTCATCACACGAAAAGAAGTAAACTGGGTCGGGCAGATGGCTTAGTATTATGAACTTGGCATTATCCGTATAGTCTATCTCTTTTGAGTTATCGTGTACGTGGATTAGGTTAGGCTTTACGGTCTGCTCTTCAAGACTTCTCAAAGTATGCTTTAGTTCGTTTGGTCTGTCTCCCGTTGTCGCTATTCCTACTACTATTCTCATCTGCTTGTTAATGGATTCTTTTTTCTCTCTTCCGGATGCATCTTACTCTCGTGGTCTCCGTGATATGCTAGGCTCTTAATTGGCTTATACATTGGAACGTTATTTATAAACTTGCCTGTAAGATACTGACCTACTCCACTACTCATATTAGGGTTTCTATTCCATCTGTTTGGGTTGGGTTGGTTTATCTTCCATTCAGTCTCCTTTAAAGCTGACCTATCACAAAAGAAACCACAATCACAATAACCAACTAACTCGTGCCCATCTATAGGCTCTTGCTTTCTAAAGTATCCCCAAGACTGCCAACGTCCATCATTTACAATGTTATAGACGTAAGGCTTATCGAAATCGTTGTGTATCTCTATGATTCTATCTATGTCTAAATCTAGGAAGTCATCCGCAATAAAGATATAAAGGTCTGCTACATTCTGCTTTGCGTCTTTGAGTATCTCATCCCAAGTCTTCCAAAATCCTTTCTTACCTCTGTGTGGGTGTGTTACTCCGTCTTCAAAGATTACTGGCTCAATATCATACTCACGAAAACGCTCTACTACTTTCTTTAGCATCTCAGGACGATCGTAGGCAGTAATGTAGGCTCTTATTTTCATTTTAGGTCTTTTATCTTCTTTTTGTAAAGGTAAATAATTTCTTTAAGTTCCTCTACTGAGTATTTTGCCGTTCCTTGGGAGAGGTTGTTTAAGGTCTCTAGTCTTTCTTTTCCTATTCTTTTCTCTAGTCCTCTTTGGTACGCTATAAGGTTTCCGTGTTTGTGTTGGTTACAGGCTACGCATTGACCGTGTACGTTGTCCTCGTTGAATGTTACCGCCTTATGCCCTCCGCTTGAGTAAAAGTGTCCAGCATCAAATTTGCCTTTGAGAACTGATCCACAAGAGATACATTCCTTTCCTGAGTCTCTCAACCTTATCCACTCATTAAATACTTTCTGTGCCTCCTTAGTCCAATCCTGACAAGTTTTCAAATCTTCCTTTAGTTTCGCCTTTCGTTGCTTCCATTGTTTCTCCTTTGCTACCCTTACCCACTCTTCTACGCACTCAGCTTTTAAGCAGTAGTGTTGTAGTGGTTTGTCAGGTCTGAAATATTCCTTACAATGTTTGCACTTCTTACGGTTCATTAGAATAGTCTTTGTTGTGCTATGTGGTTTTTAATTCGCTTTATTGATGCCTCGTAATAGTCCTTATCAAGTTCACAAGCCGTTAACTCGAAACCTCTTTCGTGACAAGCTAAAGCAATTGAGCCACTTCCTAAATGAGTGTCGAGTATTTTGTCGCCCTCTTTGGCGTAGTTATCAAGTAACCAGTTATACAACTGTCTTGGCTTTTGTGTTGGGTGTATTCTAACCTCTTTGTTTTTCATTTCTTGTTGAAGCATACCATTCCATCTAAACTTAAAAACCCTTACTGCAGTTTTAAATGATGTGTAAGCTAATTCTGCGTCAGCAAAGTTTCCGCTATTATCTTTATCCCATACAATCCAACAAGGACTGGAATAAGGTGCTTTATCTATAAAATGGTTTGCTCCCCATATGATTTGGTTTTTTGATACCCTTCTCAACTCTTTAAAATATTCAATATTAGGTGCGTGTTTATCCCAATTCTTTTTAATGTATTCTTTTGCTTTACCTAATTTATCTCCACCTATTTTCCCACCATCCATATTTATCCCATAAGGAGGGTCAACTATTGCTAAATCAAAATAGTTATCAGGATAACGAGCCATTAGCTTCATATTATCTTCGTTCGTTATTTCTATCTTATCTGTTACTTTCATTCTAGTATGTTATAGTTTCCTTTTAATATGCTATTTCTTAGCTTATGCTCCTTTATGAATGTTCGCCTTTGTCGTGATCGTTGTCTAATATACAACCTCTCGCAGAACAATACAATGTTTTTACCCTCAGCTTCTGTGAACTCGAAGACTCTATTCATTAGGTAAAGTTTGTAACCTACTCCGGTTGGCTTCTCTAACATAGCAAAAGGCATACCCTCTGCTAATACTTCTGCCTGTATTTCGTTAATCTTTGTTATAGTAATCATAGCTTTTCAATTATATTCTTTGCCTTAAACAAGTTTTCTATATGTTCTTGTATTCGCTTAGTGTCCTTTCCTGTGTCTTCCATTAAATTCCTTACGTCTAGTAAATACATTAATGCTCCTGTTAGATAGGTGTTTGCTTTGCTTAGTTCTTTCATAATTCGTCAAAGATTGATTTTTGCCTTACGTCCTTCTTTCTAATTATCCCCAAAGCAGTTTCAAATATTGTGCGCCCAGCTTCGTAGTCAACTAGGTTTCTAGCAATTTTATCTTTTCTTTGTTTGCCTTTATAGTTTGTTAAATCTATTTCGTGAAAATCGTATAGCTTTTTGTATGTACTATGTATAAAATTTTTTGCTCTTCTGTCGTTTAAGTCAGATGGTAGTAGAAAATTACACCAATATAAATGCCTACCTCTCTCCTGTGCTTCAATAAGTGGTTTGTAGTATGGTATAACGTTCTCAACAACATACTTACCACTAAAAAAGTTTTGAAGAAAAATTATTTCCTGGTATAGCTTCATATCTGGGTAACTTGCAGCCGATTTCCTTTCGCCTTCGCCTGTATTCGTTTTTCTCATTCTACTATGTGTAGGGCAAGGTGGTGAACTCCACACAAAGTCAAACTCCTTGTAATGGTCTAGTAAATACTGATGTGCATCCGCAACAATTACAGTGTCGTTAGGGAATCTCTCTTGATAAAGCCTAGCCAACTCAGGGTCTAACTCAACCGCAGTTACTTCTAATTTAAACCCTGCTTCTTTTGCTACTTCATCCCACTTGTAACGGTTTCCTCCTAGACAAGCGTATAAATTTAATACTTTCATCTTTTCCATAGTTGTTTATTTAAAAGGGTAAATTATCTCCCTCGTTTTCAAATGTACTTAAATTTTGGTTAAGGTTGTTTCCTTTAGCTAAAGCGTTAACCCCATCACAAGTGAACGCAGTACCGTATTCAAGTTTAAATAGTACAGGTTGGTTTATGTAAGTAGGCTTTCCTCCAGTTTCAGTTTCCTTTACTTTCTTTACGTGAATCTCCGTAAACATCCAAGCGTTAGCACTTTGAGTGTATCTGTGCGCTACTATAAAGTCATCCGCACGGTTTACCCATTTACCACCGCCTTCGGCATCTGCTGCGTGTGGTGGTACTGGCAACCCTTCATAATCTCCTGACTTGTGAGTTTTACGTAGTGCCTCAGTAGCTGCGTGAATACACATATAAACCGTAGTCTTAAACTTCCTAGCAAATAGCCTTAACTTCGCAGCAGTTTGGTAATCGTGTTCGTGTGAGTTCATACCGTATGGTCTAGCGAATGAGTTATGTGGATCAATCATAAGCACATCGTATTTACCCATCTTTTGAACGTCCTTCATAAAATCGTCGATCGTTACTAGTTTCTCATACTCGATAAAATCAAAGTGATTTTCTACGAACTCCTTACCTTGCTCTAGTTGTTTAGGTGTCATAGTAGTTATCTTTTGATTCATAAATAACTCTATGATGTTACGCTTTAATCCGTGTACGGTATTCTCCGCTGCGTAGATTAGGTTTCTATGTGAGTAGTTTACAGATAACGCAGTAAGATACCATAGCACCCAATAAGTTTTACCAACGTTAGCGTGTCCTAAGATCATATTTAACTTACCCTCCTTGAATCGTAGGTTGTTGTCTAAGGCAATACCCAAACCTTTACCTTGTGGTATCTTATCTTGTCGGAGTAGTTCTAAGTAATCATCTTGTTGTCTATGGTCTACTCTCATTTTTTAGGTTGTTTAATTTGATGCCCATTTACGTCAATGCTTTCGTTCCAATGCTTTATAGGTTGTTTAGGTTGGTAGGTTTCTTTTATTGCTTTGTAAATCTCTATTACTTGTTCTTTGTTTATTTGTTTACTTGTTATTTGTTTTATTATACTATCAATGCTTTGTACTGTGCTTTCACTTTGCTTTGTCACGTGCTTTATCAATGCTTTATCAAGTGCTTTGTCACGTGCTTTATCAAATTTTGATAGGGCAATTATGTTACTTGAGTATTGATTTTTACTCCGTTCAACCATAATAATAAATCCCCAGTCTACTAAATCAGTTAGTGTAGAAATGTAAGTATTATAGCTTCTTATACCTATTGCATCTTTAGCCATAGTCGTAGGTAGACCAAACTTAGACTTCCATCCTAATCTATTACAATGCTCAATAGCAAAGAAGTATAGAGCCGTATGATTAGGCTTTACTTTTTCGGGGTTTTCAAATGCGAAGTTAAACCAACTCCGACTTAATTCGTATGAGTTCATAACGTATCTTAATGTAGCGTATACTTGAAAAAGAAAGAGAGGAAGGCGATACGCTGGAAACCTATTACAACCTGTACGGGGTTAACCTCTCTAATAAGACGTAAAATTAATCAAAAGGTTGCTTAATATCTAAACAAATTGCTTTCTATTTTCAACCAATCTGTTAAACACATCTGAGTACCTTTCGCTCTCGTGCTTTATTTCTTTTAGATAGTCGTAGTCTGATTTATAGATCGTGATTCTTTTGTAGTTCCTATCGTCTACTTTTAAACTATTCTCATTGAAATATAACATCTCATCTAATGGGTTTACTAGTAATAAAAAGTAATCATCTTCTTTATACATATCGAACACCTTAATGTAATGAAAACAAGTAGCGTGATTCTTATCTAACATATCTCCTATCTTTTGTAATGCTATTCCATAGCTTCTCAGGTATTTAGTGAGGAAGGCTCTCTTATAAACCAGTTCTCTCTTTCTACTTTTACTTCTCAGGTCGTACTCTTCTATTATCTGTAATGCTTTTTCTATCTCGTTATTCATAGTCTTGTTTTTAAAATAGTCTTTGTTGTGCTATGTGATTATTTATTCTTTTTATTGATGCTTCATAATAGTCCTTGTCAAGTTCACAAGCAGTTAGTTCAAAGCCTAAGTTATGACAGGCTATTGCTATTGAACCGCTACCTAAATGAGTATCAAGTATTTTGTCCTCTTCTTTAGCGTAGTTCATTAGTAGCCATTCGTATAATGAAATAGGTTTTTGTGTTGGGTGTATTTTATCTTTTCCGTGTTTAGCTGGGTGTTCGTAAAAAGTTTTTGTGCTTTTGTCAAATGAAGTCCAAGCTAATTCAGAGCTTGCAAAGCTTGTACATTCTCCTATTTGTTTATCCCATATTAAAAAACAACGAGTGTTATTAAGATTGTCCAAAAAATAATTGCCGCCCCAAATAATTTGATTCTTTGAAACTCTCATTAATTCTTTAAAATATTTTTTGTTTGGTATTTCATCATCCCAATTATTATTTGTTTTTATATTTTTATTTGATTTTACCCAACCAGAATTTGTAATGTCTATACCATACGGAGGGTCAACTATCGCTAAATCAAAATAGTTATCTGGATAACGAGCCATTAACTCTATGTTATCCTCGTTTGTAACTTCAATTTTATCTGTAATCTTCATAGCGTTTTAAATTAGGGGAGAGTTAACCCCTCCCCGTAGTTACTAAAATGGTAAATCGTCTTTCTCTTCTTTAGATATTCCCTCGATAGGTTCAGCATCAGGCTTCCAAGTGTCTACCGTGATAGATACGTCTTTGCCGTACTGGTCTGCTTGATCTTTTACGTTGATGTTAACCTTTACGTAAGTTTTCCCATTATATTCGAAAGTATGTTCCTTAGGAATGTCGGATATACATAGGCTACTTTTTAGCCAATTGTCTTTTTGCTTTTTACCGTTTCCGATGTAAATTGTTTTTTGCTCTGTCATAGCTTCATTAATTTTACATTGTTTCTGAGTCTTTTACTATCTCCATACGCTTCAAATACGGCTCTCAGTTTTCCGAAGTTGTTGCGTTCCTTTAATAACTTTTTAGCTTTTACCTTGCCAATACCTTTTACTCCTTTGATGTTGTCGCTCGTATCGCCTATTAAGAGCATTTCTAAGAGCATTTCGTAACCCTCTTGGGGTGTAGTATAGGAAAAGCCACGAAAGTCCGTTAGAACGACCTCTTTTAACTCTCCATTATCGTCAACCTTAAAGACCGTTACTATGTTTCCATCTTCATCTTTTACATCAATTTTGTAATAATCGAAATGAGCGCAAGGTATTTGTTTAAGGTCTTTGTCGATACTTGCTACTATTGGGTAGTGTTGATCTAGCACTTCTACGGCTTCGGCTATTAAATCGTCAGCTTCTAGAGTGTCTGAGTATTTAACATTCTCTCCTTCTGATTCCAGTACACTAATCACATACCATTTGAAGTGTTTAACTATTTCAGTTAAAGGTGTCTTCTCACGGTTTGCTTTGTACGTAGAATCGATCTCATACCTGAAGTTATTCGAGCAAGTACTAAAGAAGTGAATAACGTTATCAATTACAAAGTTGTCCTCTTCTATTGTGTTAACTATCTCTCTTACTTGGTCGTGGTATTGCTCGTACATTTCAGCAAAGTCCAACTCAGTATCTACGTGGTAGTGTGCTACTTTAAATAGAATACTATCCGCATCTAATAAAAGGCACTTGTTACGTTCACTTAAAAAGGCTTCTAGGAGGTCACGTTTAACCGCATCCTCCTTAGAAAGTTTAATAAAGCCTTTCAAGTAATTTAGTTCCTCTTGTAACTTCATTACGCTAGTTGTTTAAGTTGTTCAGGAGTCAAAGTAAAGTTATTCTTTAAAGACTCCGCATCGTAGTTACCTGACTTAATTGCATCAAGAGACTTTTGAAAACGCTCATCTGTAAGAGTAGGTTTACCTTTTTGTTTAGGTTGTTCTTGTGCATCTGTGTCTTTGTCGGTGACAATACCTAAAGCACTAGACAAAGTGTAACGTCTAAAGTAAGTCAAGGCACTACCGTATGACTGATAAATATTCATTCCTCGTAACTCTTGTACCGGAATGTCTGCACGTGATGCTCTAAACTCTCCGGTATCAACGTGAAAGATAGTAGTAACTAAAGCACCTCCGTCTAGTTCCTGTGTAAACCCTAGCTTGTGCTTTTTAAGTAGTGGGTTTATCACTTCAAAGATTGTAGGCAAATCTGCATAAGAATAGTTATGTCCTTTCGTGCCTTTGTGGATAACTGGGCATTCTTGCTGAAAGTCTGCCAACGCTTTAAATAGTTGGTTACTTTGTGGGATTACGTCCACGATTTCTTGCTTTTTCATAGCTTATTATTTATTGAATTTTAGTTTATTACTTTCTCTATGAGCGTTTATGAATACCTCGTTAAAGGTTGCCTCGCTCTCAGGCTTTACTGTTTTAGATACTCGAATAGGTTGTTTAGTTGGTACGTATTCGTTATCTGTTTGCTTACCTCTCATTCTCTCAGGTAATACTGCGTCTAAAAATTGCTTACTTATTTTCATAGTTTATTTGTTTAAATAATTTCTTTCAATAGCGGATGCGCTTTATTTCGTTTTTCACTTTTTGCCAGTATTCAATTCTTTCAATAGCTGATGCGCTTGGGTTTTTGTATATCAGTTCGTGTAATATCTCATCTACTGCTATTAATGCGCATTGTTTGACTTGTTCAAAATACATTGGACTTACAACGATGTATTTGTCTAATAACTCTTCTGCTTTTTCTTTTGGTGTCATATCTCATCATTTAATCGTTCTACTTCATTATCTATTTGGTTATTGATCTCACGTGTTAACTCATCGGATAAACCTAACTCGTCAAGTGAAGAGTCAAAGATGCTAACATTGTCAGCTTCCCACTTAGATACTTGCTCCCATATCACTATTCCGTGAGCGGTTACATCTTTCTCATACTGGTAATGCTCCTCCTCTAAGATAAAGTCTACTACTGCGATAGTCTCAAAGTCCTCATTCTTTAGTGAGATTTCTCCGTCTTGTTCCCAAGTACTAACCTCGCCTTGTATTAGTTCCTCTCCGTTAATGTAAAAGAAGTTAAGCGGATTAGCATTAGATAACTTAGCCTTTTCTAATACGGCATAATCGTAAGACTCGTAACAACCTACTATTCGATCGTGGTAGCTTCCGTTACTCTTTGCTCTTTCTGTTAAAATGTAAATTTTCATAGTTTATTTGTTTGAATTATGGTGTAAAGTTACAAACGTTTTCAACAAAAACAAATTTTATCAACAAAAAAATTAAATTATTTTGAATCGCGATATGCAATAAAAAAAGACGCACCCCGAGAGATGCGCCTTTAAACTATGAAAAAAGATTGATGTGTAAATATAGTTATTTTATTCCGTTTACTAGCTTATATTGGATATAATCTTGATATGTTTTATTATTCACTTTAAACTGCGTTCTGCACTCTTTTCTATCCGAGCATTGTAAATAGTGTTGGATAGTACCCGCAGCAGTTGTA